CGGCTGGAGGTGTCCGGCTTTGGCCCAAAGCAGATGAAGCAGCTGCCGTTGGAAAAACCGGCAAGCTCCACGGTGTTGACGCCGGAAGTGATTAAGCCGCCCGAGCCGCCTGAACTGCCTGATCCTCCCAAATCTCCTGCACCTCCGGAGCTGCCTAAGCCTGAACGGTTTACCGATATTACGGGCAACTGGTATCCGGATGCCAAGCCAAACAGCCACCGGGTGTTAGAGCTGCAGGAGTACACATTCAACGAAGTGATCTATAAAGTTGATGGCCACAATGTGGTTCTGGATCATGACGCGCATGAAAAAGAAATCGCCGAGCTTCTTGAGCGAGAAGTCGGCGGAGAACTATATCTGGTTCCCAGGGTCAATGAGCCTCAGGGCGTACCCACGCCAGATTTTCTGTTCCACGGCGCGCGATACGATCTCAAGACGCTGCGTGGCAATAGCAAGAACACGATTTACAATGCTGTCGCCAAGCAGGCTGACCAAGCGGATAATTTCATTCTCGATGTTACGGATTGCCCGTTGAGCGAAGAAGATATTTACAAACAGGCAGAGGCGCTCTTCCGCTCTACGCATACAAAATTCATTGATACCGTGGTTCTTGTCAGGAATATGAAGATCATTCGGGTTCTACAGAGAAATAAATAAAGCCGACCGCAGCCCAGCCGCCAAAGGCGGGTTTCGGGGGCCACGACCGACTTTATCTTTGCTTATTATATACCATATTTTCAGATAGAATACAAGAGCTTTTTGTTGATTGCAGGCCTGTGCCTGTGCTCATATTTGCCCTGGCCAGGCGTAATCAAGGCCGACCGCAGCGGAGGCGACCCGCGTACCGAAAGCGTAGCGGAGAGAGGAGAAAACAGTGAAGCGTGAATTTCTGGAAAATCTGAAGATCGGCGACCAGGCGCTGGGCAAGGATCTGATCGACACGATCATGGCGGAGAATGGCCGGGATATCGAGTCCGCGAAGAAGCCTTTCGCCGACTACGAGGCGATCAAGGAGCAGCTGAAGACCGCTCAGGATGGCCTGAAGGCGTTCGAGGGCGTTGACGTGAAGGATCTGCAGGACAAGATCAAGACCCTCAATACCCAACTCTCCACCAAAGACAAGGAGTGGCAGGACAAGCTGAACGGAATGGCGTTTGATGGAAAGATCAAAGAGGCCATCACCGCCGCCAAGGGCCGCAATGCCAAGGCTATTTCCGCGCTGCTGGATGTCGAGAAGCTGAAGAAGTCTACCAATCAGGACGCGGATATCAAGGACGCTCTGGAGGCTCTGAAGAAGGATAACGCCTATCTGTTTGAGGATGACAGCACACCACCTCCCTATGCGGGCGGTACGGGCCGGTCCACTCCTCCCAGTAAGTATGATGCTGAGACTGCCAAGATTATGGCAGCCGCCGGACTCGATCCAGAGAAGGATTGAGACACAATAACGAGAGGAGTTTTTCATAATGGCAAACGCTATTACTCTGGCTAAGACTTTTATCCCTATCCTGGATAAGATCTACAAGCAGGCTTCCCTGACCTCTGTACTGGATGGTAACCCCGAGCTGGTGCGCCAGGGCGCAAGCTACAACGAGATGATTATCCCCAAGATCTCCATGCAGGGCCTCGCCGATTACAGCCGCAACGGCGGTTATGTGAACGGTGATGTAACGCTCACCAATGAGACGGTCAGGTGCAATTTTGACCGTGGCCGCATGTTCCAGGTGGATACTATGGATAATCTGGAGACTGCCGGCATTGCCTTCGGCCAGCTCTCTGGTGAGTTCCTGCGGACGAAGGTTGGTCCGGAACTGGATGCCTTCCGCTTCGCCCAGTATGCCGGCGCTTCTGGTATCTCCAAAATCTCTGCCGGTGCGACTCTGGCAGACGGTGCGGCTGTCGTCACTGCCTTGCGCGCAGGCGTGAACAAGATGGACGAGGATGAGGTGGACCCCAACAACCGCTATCTGTTCATCACACCCACTCTGTACGGCATGATCCGCGACCTGGATACCACCAAGTCCAAGGAGGTTCTGGAAACCTTTGCGGGCATCATCAAGGTGCCTCAGAGCCGTTTCTATACCGCTATCGATCAGTATGACGGTACGACCTCCAGCGAAGAGGCCGGCGGCTATGTGAAGGACCCCACCAACGGCTGCGATATCAACTTCATGATCATCGAAAAGTCCGCTGTTATCCAGTTCGAGAAGCACGTGGCGCCCAAGATCATCACTCCTGAGCAGAACCAGAGCGCCGACGCCTATAAGTTCGGCTACCGCAATGTCGGCATTGCTGACGTATACGAGAACAAGGTGGCGGGCATCTACCTGCACCATAAGGCCAAGGCCTAAGGAGGAACGGGTATGCGTATTGTCGGCATGATCCTGCCGCCGGAGGAACCGGCTTATATCTGCCCACATTGCGGCAAGAACTACAAGAGCGAAGCGGCTCTTGCGAAGCACCTTCAGGACAAACACACTGAAGCTGAACAGCTTGAAGCCAAGCAGCCCGAGGCTGCTGACACAGAAGCGTAAGGAGGAGCGCCGCTATGGTCGATTATGAATTTTACAGTTCCGTCTATCATGGCGGCGCCATCCCTGCTGACGATTGGGCAGAGCTGGAAGCCAGGGCGGCGGATCAACTCCGTCGCTACAAGCGGATCTATACTGTGACTGCTCCGGACGAGCAGGCAGAGGGTATGGCCGTCTGCGCTATGGCTGAGGCGCTGCATAATGTGGATCTGATCGTCAGCGGCGATGCTGGAGCGGTGCAGTCTGCCTCCATTGGCTCCGTGTCTACGTCCTATGGCAGCGCGGCCGCAACTGCGGTAGATGTGTCCGAGAAGGGGCAGGCAAAGGCGCTGTATAGAGCTGCTTGCCTGTATCTGGATATCTGCCGGGGGGTGGGCTGATGCGGGCACTCAGACGCCGGGGATGCCCGGTCGATTACAGCCTCTGCAATCAGACGGTGACCGTCTACCACTGGGACGGCGCGGCCACCTATACCCGGACAGTTATTCACGGCGCCTTCCTGGATTTCAAGAAGACCGAGAACGTGGATAAGACCGGCAGCAGTGAGGTGAACAGCTTCCTGCTGGTCATCCCCGGCCAGACGGTGCAGGTGGCGGTTGGTGATAAGGTCCTTCTGGGCGAGGGGCCGGGGGTCAACAGCCGCGAGGAATGGGCTGCGCTGATCCCTGTAAAGGTGCCCGGTCTGGTAGTCGTGCGGTATGTCGATCCGAAATATTGGAACGGCGCTGTAGTCCATACGGAAGCGGGTGGGTAATGTGGCGATTGTTGGCAGTGTGAAAGTGGATAGTCGCCCGGTGGAGGAGATCCTTCGTCGGAAGGGATTGACTGTGAACGGTGATGTGCAGCGTTTCCACACGGCAAATGTGCTTCGGCGGATCGTGCGGTATATGCCGTACCGGACTGGAGCCACCATCAAGCTGACGCAGGCACAGTCTCCTGTCAGCCGGCCGGAGATCAATACCTTCGTCCCTTACGCGCGATACCTGCATGAGGGCAAGGTAATGGTCAATGCCGAAACCGGACAAGGACCCGGCGTGGTCCCGGGGGTTGGCCCACGGTGGCGGCGTGGTGACCAGCTGAAGGCGACCGAGCAGGATCTGACGTATACCGTCACGAAGAACCCAGAAGCTGGCCCATTCTGGGGCAAACGCCTTCAGGAGAAAGAGGGGGACGCCATGCTGGCGGATCTCAAGAACTATATTCAGGGGAGGGGTGACCCGGTATGAATGCTTTAGAAACCGTTCGGAAGTGGTTGGAAGCGTTCCCGCAGTCCGGCGTCCTCTCCGGTTTTCAGGTGGACTATACCGACAAGATCCCCGGTACCGGCGGCATTATGCCAGACGGTCTGGTGGAGGTCAGACGGAGCCGGGATATTGTCGGGGATACTACCATTACCAACCGGTACAATTTCGGCCTGTACTGCGTTTTGGAGAAAGCTCCTAACGATGATGTTGGGGCCGCGAAAAACGCTGACTGGATCGTAGACCTTCAGGAATGGGTGCAGGAGCAGTCGGCGACCGGCGCCGCTCCGGTTTTTGGGGATGACCCCCGTGCAGAGCGGATCACAGCGCAGAACGGCACGCTGCTTCAGGCGGACGGTGAAGGTACCGGCGTCTATGTAGTGCAGTTGTCTGTGCAGTTCATCAAAAAATTTAAGGGGGAAAATAAATGGCTGATATGACGTTTAACACACCGGCTGGACAGGTCGTGGATCGGAAGCTCCTGATCCTGTATCTGAATACCGGGACCAATAGCGCTCCGGTCTGGAGCCCCATCGGCAAGCGCGTGGAGGAGAGCTCCATGGAGTACGATTACAGCGAGGAGAGCAAGACTGATATCTTCGGTGAGATCTACACCACCATGAAGAAGCCTGTGATCACGCAGAGCTTTGAGCCTTGTGAGCTGGACTCCGGTGACGCAGCCCAGGTGAAAATCTGGAACCAGTCCATCAAGGAACAGAATGTGGCGGCTATGGCCAACAACGACCTGTTGGTGGTTCATGCTTACGCCGGCACGGCGGATACCGCGGTATTCGCGGAGCGGTATGAATCCTGCATGGTCAAGCCTGCCTCTCTGGGCGGCAGCTCTAATGTGGGTATGCCTATCGATGTGACCTATGGCGGTACCCGCACCACCGGCACGGCGGCTATTGCTGACGGTGCGGTTACCTTCACCAAAGCGGCCTGAGAGTAGGAGGAGATGCCTGTGAATGCTTTGAATTTCCCTATCGGAGTAAAAATCTTCGACGTCAATGATGGCGCCGCACAGATCAGCTTTAACCCCACGGACGTTAATTTCGTGTCGGCTCTCTATGATCTGTTCGCGGAATGTGCCGAGCGGTATGAGACCAATAAGGATAAGAAGTTTGAGAACAATACCGCCTTCTTCGAGTATGTGCGGCAGCGTGACGCGGAAGTATCCGACGGCGTTGACAGGCTGTTTGGCGAAGGCGCCGCGGCCGCGGTCTTCCAGGGTCACAGCGCCCATGCTATGGCGGAGGGCCTGCCTTTGTGGACGAACTTCTTTCTGGCGGTCATTGACACAGTGCCGGAAGAAATGTCTAAGCAGATCCGGGCGTCCAAGCCGCGCGTGGAGAAGTACCTGAAGAAATATCACCGCTGAGAGGAGAAACGGATGGAATACACTTTGCCAAAAACCGTAATTGTGGGTGGGCGGGAGTATTCCATCCGTTCCGACTATCGGGCCATACTGGATATCTGTGAGGCTCTGACAGATCCGGAGCTGAGCAGTGAAGAAAAATCGGCTGTAGTGCTTTACATCTTCTACCCGGAACTTGAGGATATGCCGGTGGAGGACTGGCAGGAAGCTGCAAAGCAGTGCGTCTGGTTTATTAACTGTGGAGAGGACAGGCGGGGCCAGCGGCCGACGCCGAAGCTGATGGACTGGGGGCAGGACTTTCGGTATATCGTGGCCCCCATCAACCGTGTGCTGGGCAAAGAAGTCCGTGAGCTGGAATACCTGCACTGGTGGACGTTCATTTCCGCATACTACGAAATCGGCGATTGCTTCTTCGCGCAGATCGTCCGAATCCGCAATCTAAAGGCGAAGGGGAAGCCGCTGGATAAAACAGATCAGCAGCTATACAGAGAGAATCGGGAGTTGGTGGATCTGAAGACCAACTTCACCGCGGCGGAGGACGCCGTTATAAATGCCTGGCTGGGAAAGAAATGAGGTGACTTGATGCCCGGAGCAGACGGTTATATTACTTACAGCACAAAACTGGATAATAAGGAGCTTGAAAAAGACCTGACCCGCACAACGCGGGATATCGAAAAACTGGAGAAGCAGCTCCTGAAGAACGGCGATAAGCGGCTGCCGATTTCCCGGCGCGTCAGCGAGCTGGGTGGCCAACTGGATGAGGCAAAGGTAAAATTGGCAGCTCTGCAGGATGAAGCTCAGCGCGTAACAGCCGCAATGTCCGGTGCGAACGCCAATGACCCGGCCAGCGTCAAGGCTTATGCGGATGCCGCCGCTCGGCAGGCTGGTGTAACGCGGGAGCTTACCGCGCAACAGAAGCTGGTGGACGGTCTGCAGGTCAAGTTTGATCATGCTGCCGACCGTCTGGACGATGTTGATACAGCAGCGAAGCGCATCAATGGTGACCTGGCAACAGCTAAGGACCATGCGGGAAAGGTAGCTAAGGAGCTTTACAAGCCGGCCACTGCCGCCGACGCTGTTGCGAGCGCGGTGGAGCAGGCAGACCAGCGGATCAAGAAATTCTCCGACCGAGTCAAGGGCCTTGTCAAGCGAGTATTCATTTTTACGATGATCACAGCAGCGCTGCGGTCCATGAAGGACTGGATGGGCAAGGTAGTGCAGTCCAACAGTGAGGCTTCGGCTGCGGTTGCCCGTCTGAAGGGGGCGCTGCTGACACTGGCGCAGCCTATTTTGTCGGTGCTGATCCCGGCTTTCACAGCATTGGTCAACATCCTCACCCGTATCGTGAGCGCGATTGCCGGCATGGTGTCCCTCCTGTTTGGAAAGACCATCGGGCAGGCGAAGGACGCGGCCAAGAATATGTATGACGAGGCGGAGGCCATCGAGGCCACAGGCGGCGCCGCAAAGAAAGCGTCGAAATCGTTGGCCAGCTTCGATGAGATCAATAAGCTGTCGAACAGTGCTTCGGGCGGCGGGGGAGGCTCCGCGGCCAAGCCGGATTTCTCTTTTGACACCTCCAGCATGGCGTCAGACTTTGAAAAGATCCTGAACTGGGTAAACCTGATCGGTGCTGCGCTGCTGGCGTGGAAGCTCTCCAAGGGCTTTAAGGACGGGCTGACAAAATTTGTCGGCCTATTGGTGGCCATCCGCGGTGGCATTGATCTGGCGAAGGGCGCGTGGGACGCATGGCAAAACGGGGTCAGCATGGATAACTTTCTCGAGATGCTGAAAGGCTCCGCAGAGCTAACGCTCGGTCTCTGGATCGCTTTCGGGAAGCTGGGCGCCGGGATCGGGATGGTTGTCAGCGGGCTATCCCTGTTCGCCACCGGCCTGCATGACGCGCTGAAGAACGGCTGGAACTTTGAAAATATGCTGTCTACTGTGGCCGGCCTGCTGATATCCGGCCTTGGGATCGCTGTTCTGACCGGCTCATGGATCCCCCTGCTGGTCGCCGCTATTGCCGGCCTGCTGCTGGTGTTCACGAATGCCTTCGGGCAGGGGCAGGTCATGCTGGACGGCATAAAGCTCCTGTTGGAGGGGTTCCTGGAGTTCTTCAAAGGTATCTTTACCGGCGACCTGACGCTTACGATAAACGGCATCCAGCTTCTGGTGCAGGGCCTACAGACTATCGTTGAGGCGGTGCTGACCGCTTTACAGACGGCGGTAGACACCTTCTTTACCTGGTTGGATGAGCAGACAAACGGACGGCTGTCCGGACTGCTCGAGTGGATCAGGACGACACTGAATAGCTGGATTGAGACCTTGAAGCTGACCCTTAAAAATCTGGTCAGCAGCATCGGTCAGATCCTGACGGGCATCGTGACCTTCGTCTCCGGCGTGTTTACCGGAAAATGGCGGCAGGCGTGGGAAGGTGTCAAGGATATCTTCCGCGGTATCTGGAATACCATCGTGGATCTGTTGGAAGGCGGCATTAACTTTATCATTGACGGCATCAACGCTTTTATCCGCGGTGTGAATAAGGCGTTCGCCCTGATCGGTGCACTCACCGGACGCAGCGTGTCCATTGACACTCTGCCTCGTGTAGAACTGCCGCGATTGGCTGCCGGCGCGGTCATTCCCCCCAACAAGGAATTTCTGGCGGTGCTGGGTGATCAGAAGCAGGGCACGAACATTGAAACGCCTCTGGACACCATGGTTCAGGCCTTCCGGCAGGCACTCTCTGAAGGCGGGTACAGCGGCCAGAGTACGGCTTACCTTGTCATTGACGAGGACATTCTGGGCAAGGTCGTATATCGGCTGAACAAGTCCGAGTCGAACCGTGTCGGCGTCAGTCTGGAGGATTACTGATATGAGCTATATCAAACTGAACGGCAGGGAGTTTGACGCAGACGTCGCGATTTCTGCTTATAGCCGGAATTTCAACGTGCTGGACGGTGATAATGCCGGCCGCGTTATGACCGGCCGCATGATCCGGGATATTATCGGTACCTACGTCGGCCACAAGATCAAAGTCTTCCGGCGGGGCGGTAACTATGCCGGATTGGACGAGTTTTGGGCTTATCTGGTGGAGCACTCCGTAGATGACAGCGTTATGCTGGAAGCTGCGGACGGCCAGACCACCATCTCCTACGAGGCATATTACACTTCCGGCACACAGGACATCGAATCTGTCTCCAACGGGGTCAATTACTGGGGAGAAATTGAGATCAATTTCATTCCGATGGAAGCGCAGGTGGTTCCCAAATGAGCAAGACCACACTGCTGTATAAGGATATTGCGCCCGGCGCCGCACTGGACGCCACGGTGACCGCGCCAACAGCGCAGGACAGATCCGCGCTTGCTCAACTGCCCAGCGGCACCGTGGAGGAGCCGGCTGCCACGGGGGAACTGAACCAGTGGGGGATGGATGGGGCCTTTGTCCTGGCGTCGGAGATCTCCCCGGCGTTCTGGTCGGAGGCCATGAGCGGCGCTGACGGCAGTTTCGCCGCCGGCTCTGAGCCGCAGATCACCATTACCTTCAGCAAGCAGTATTCCTCTGTCGGCATTTCTTTTCGCTTTGATTCCGCGACCGGAGGATACTGCTCGGAACTCAACATCAAGTGGTACCAAGGGAGTACCCTGAAGGCGGATCAGGACTTCACGCCTGACGCTGTGGAGTATTTTTGCCAGAAGCGGGTGGAGAGCTATAACAAGCTCATCCTGACCTTCCAAAAGACAAACCTGCCTTACCGCTACGCCAAGATCGATCATGTGATCTTCGGCGTCCACCGATCCTTCGGTATGTCGGAGCTGCGGAAGGCATCGGCGGTCAATGAGATCGATCTGAGCAACACCAAGCTCCCCAGCTCTAAGTTGAGTTGGACGCTGGATAGCCAAGACGATATTGAGTACATGTTCCAGCTGAAGCAGCCGGTCGAGGTCAGAAATAATGACACACTGGTCGGCGTGTACTACATCGATTCCTATAAGCGTACCTCCAGTCGGGTATATCCGATCGAGTGCTGCGACGCCATCGGCGTGCTGAACGATATGCCCTTTGCCGGCGGCGTATACAGCGGCAAAAGCGCGAAGGCGCTGATCGCGGAACTGGCGGCGCCCTTTGAGGTGGAATTTGATGCCGATGTCACGGACATGAACGTGACTGGCATCCTGAAGGCTGGCTCCCGCCGAGCGGCGATCCAGCAGCTCCTATTCGTTTGGGGCTACTGCGTATCCACGGACGGCCGGGCAGAGCTGCGGGTGTTTTCGCCTGGGACGGATGAAGTAACGGTACCGCTGGAGCGTACCTTCCTCGGTGCCTCAGTCAGTACGGCGGCCATTGTGACAGAGGTGCAGGTTACGGCCCACACCTTCGCAGTGGCGGAGAATGGCAGCGTTGAGGTGAATGGTGTCAAATATGCCGACACCAAGGCCGTGTACTCTGTGAAGAACCCGAACGTGACCGCCACGGACAAGCAGAAGGTAGTGAAAATCACAGACGCGACCTTGGTCTCTCCGGCTGTGGCTCAGACGGTGGCGCAGCGGCTCTATGATTACCACCAGCGGCGGAATACCGGCAAGGCGAAGGTCGTCTTTGCGGGTGAGCATCTGGGCGACCGGGTATCTCTGCCGGATAACTGCGGCGGAAGAACCGTCGGCAATCTGGAAAAGATGGAGATCAAGCTGTCAAATACAGTCGTGTATACCGCCGGGGTGAAAGGAGTTTGAAATATGTCTATTTTAGAATCTCTGATCACCAACCGGACAGCTGCGGATGTGGCCCGGTGGAGGGCTCTGCGGGATAAAGGCTTTGATGCCATGTCCGCAGACGAAAAAGCGGAATGGCTGGCGGGTATGCGTGGGGCCTTCAATGCCGCTGACCGCAATCGCATTACAAAGGCGATGGTTTACCTGAAGGGGCTGTATGAACAGTACGGCCGCCAGGTCACCTATACGCCTGTCAACATCACCCACAAGGACGGAACCACAGATACCACCTGGCGGATGGATGACATCCCCACAGACGAGCAGTTGACCTTGATCGTCAAGAACCTGTTGGCGTTCTGGAAAGGCGTAGAGAGCGCTTCCGGGGAGGTTGTGGAGGTCTGGGCAGGGACGCGGTTTGGTTATGTGGAGTTGGCAGCAAGCGTTCGTACGGGTGACTACACGACCCTGACGGTGGCCCACGGTATCCGTGAGATCATCGTCACCGCTCAGAGCGATCAGCTGGGCAGCATCACAGTCACCGGCACCGGCTGGACGGTGGTGCCGTCAGACGCAGCAATTACGGCACGGTATACGGTGCCACAGGGGGCCTATCAGGATCTGCAGGATGCCTTGGACGCGCTGGTGTTCCTCTGCTCTGCCGCAGATTACGCCGATGTTTCCGTGTCCGTCTCCGCGGTTATGCGGAGTGGGGCCACAGCGCGGATCGGTTCCGGTACGATCCATTGGTCCGCGATCATCAACTGGGACGCGTTTGAGGCGTATGCCTACACCTGGCAGGCGGTTGAGGACGCGCGGATGACCTGGTCGGATCTGGAGAGCCTACCGATTCCAACGGGGGGTGATGCCGGATGAAGGATGACGCCTATTCGCTGGAATTGCTGCCGGCAACCCTGAAGCGGCTTACCTTCACTGCCGCCAACGCCATTGAGGAAAACCTTCAATATTTGATCCTGCTGTTTCCGTATTTCAGCGGGAAGATCCGCGCGAGTCCTATCGGCAGCTACGGGTATCTGGAGTTGACGGAGACCGGCTGCGCCGGGGACGGGTTCGACATCGAATCCGCGATCCGGATCAACAAGATCAAGATCACGGTCTCCGGCGCGGATCTGAGTGCCTTGACCTTCCAAGGGGCAGGCTGGTCCACGGAAAGCAGCGCCCCCGGGTCTTTGGCACTGGCCTATACCTCAAATGAGTTCATGCCGCCGGCTAAGATCCAGGAAATTTTGAACGGGCTGCGGTTTGCGGCGTCAGCGGATCTGGATTCCGAGATCGTGCTGCAGGTCAGCAACACCGAGGAGGGTGATTTCGCGCCGGTGGGGCCGGTGCGGATGGCGTTCCGCGGTGGGGCAACGTGGGCGCTCGTCGAGGGAAAGGCGCTGACGTGGGGCGATGTAGAGGCGGCGGCCATGGACTGGAACGCCTTTGAAAATATGAAGAAATAAGGGGGAATTTTATGAGCAAGAGATTTTTTCGACGGGCCCGGCTTGCCCAGGGCAAAGAAACGGAGGTGTCCCATGGAGAATAACTCCGCACTGCACATCAAAACGGTAATCACCGGCGTCATTGCAACGCTCACCGCTCTGTGGGGCTGGTTCGGCTGGCTGGTGATTGTGTGGGTGTGCCTGATGTTGGCAGATTGGTTGGTTGGATCCGCCGTGGCCAGCAAGGAGGGGCGCTGGTCCAGCGCAAAGCTCCGGGAGGGAGCTTGGCATAAGGGCGGCATGATCGTCATCGTGTGCGTTGCGCTGGTGGCGGACTGGCTTATCAGCGCCATGATGGCAAATCTGCCTGGCGTCACATTGCCCTTTGATTATACGGTACTGATCGGGCCACTTGTGATTGTTTGGTACATTATTGGCGAATTGGGCAGTCTGGCGGAACACGCAGTTAATATGGGAGCCAAAGTCCCTGCGTGGCTGCCGAAGATCCTCGCCGCCGGCAAGTCTGCTGTGGATGCAGCGGGAGATAAAATTGCGGGGGACGACCCCAAAGATGACAACAGTTGATAACGGTTTATAACATAACCGTAAAATTTGAAAGGAGAAACACATCATGGAAAAGAAGTATGCGGACATCATCAACGAGGGCAAGAAGAACGGCGAGAGCATCGAGGTTATCAACACCAAGCTGAAGGAGGCGGGCGCCAACTTCCACCTGAACCCCGACGGCGGTACGGCGGGCTGGACTGAAGCCGAGATGGCCGAGGGCTTTATTCCTGCTGAGGAGGAACCCAAGGACGCCCAGCGCACCGTGGATATGCGCCGCCGTCCCGAGCTTGCCGGCACCAAGCAGATCCAGTGGATCCCCGGCGGCAAGTTCGAGGTTACCTATGACGAGGACGGTTATGCCAAAAGCGCGGTGAGAGTCAATGACTGACATTTTTGACTGCGAGCGGGCACAGGTCTACCACAACACGGCAAAGCTGTCCCCGGCGCAGATCAAGGCCAAAACCGGCTGCACCCACATCATCAACGGCTACCTGTTCAACGGGCGCTTCGTTCCGGTTGGCTGGTGCGTGATCGACGGCAAGGTCATCAGCCGGGACAAATACCAGGACTGGGGCGTGTCTATCGGCTCCGACGGCACGCCGAAAATGCTGACGGACCGGGGAGGATCTTTCCTCTCCGGCGTCCCTCTCCTGAAGGCGGGGGCCAAACTACACCGGGATCTCACGCCGGACGTGGCCCGGTCCGCTGCCCGGACGGCGGTAGGCTGGCTGGCCAACGGTAAGGTGTGCCTGTGGTGCGACAAGGCCAGCCTGA